CACTTTTGATAACCTTTGTCATAGATACCAAGACAAGTAGAAATTTCTTTTACAAACATTTCTCTTTCTCTATAAGCATACTCTTCTTTAAGAATACCAGCTAGTCTTGATCTATAATCTAATTTTAGTTTACGACTTGCTTCTCCTTCTTCTAATAGTTTCTTTTGAAACTCTTCAGAAATTTTAAGATGCATAACACAGGGTCCCCATGTTAAAATACCGTAGGTAACGTTCTTTGGTTTACTCAAGATTCATTACCTCTTTATATCTTTTTAAATCTATAACTTTACCATTCATAATTTTTTTGTCAGAATAATGGTCAATTATTTTTTGAATTTTATCTAACTTAACATGAGCGTACGGGTATAATAGACAACATACAAAATAAGCATCTCTCCACCCACAACGCCATCGGTATTGCATTTTTCTACCAAGTTGACCATTTCCAGGTGGTTTTTTATTAAACGTTCCAACTTTTAATACTTCATGTACCCAACGAATAATAGATTCTTCTGTCATACTAATTTCCATACGTATGTCCCAAGTTTTATATGCAGGATGTTTACCCCTTCTTTTCATAATTTGTTTATATGAAACACACCCTTCACCATCAAAGAGCCCTGCAATATAGGCTATATCACTTTCACTTACCATTGGTAATAACCCATTTTAATGTTGAAGTAGCTGGATCAAAACTGTCAAAGTGTTTACAACTATTGAGCAGGATTATAATTCCAATAAGAATCACTATCTTCATGTTTAATTTCTCCTGTAGATTTACATTCCCAACACTGATGGATTGTCACGTCTCCATCTTCTTCTTGTATTGTTTTAATGTAGCCATTGCCTTTACAATTTTGACAAATGGCTATCATTTGCTTTCCTTTTTAATCTTGCCGTTAAGTTTTTTTGCTTTTTCATTTGCTAAACATTCTACAGTCTTGCTGATAGAAAGTCTTGCATCGGGCAATAAAACTTTGGACAATGAGATTAAAGTCTTATATGTTTCATGCGTTAGCGAAACATTTCTATATTTAGTTATATCGGTCATTGTTTCCTTTCATTTAATTATGAGCACTATATAGGATTTACCGGAGATTTGTCAAGATGAAATTTGTATTAACAATGATAATGTGCACAAGCGTATACAATATGTGCTTAGACCCATTCCCTATGGCTGAAAAATATAATAGTCATTATGAATGTATGATTGCTGGATATGAAGAATCTATTAAAAAAGCAAAAGAGATAGGGCCAAAAGACATTAATGAATATGGAACTATAATTAAATTTTTTTGTCAGAGAACTGATCAAGAAGAAAAATTAATAATACCTAAATCAAAACCTAAAACAAATATTTGACAGCATGTCTAAATTGTGTTAGAGGCTTATTAATTCTCACCACAATCACCTACTCTTATTTCCCTCTTTAGAGTGGGTGTAATCATAAAACCCACCTAGTTTCCGTGCACGTACTCCTAGGCGAGCAAAGGCTCCGAGGCTACCCTTGCGGGTCACAGCTTGACGTACAGGGAATAGCGCGAGGCATTATTTGGACGCCGGTCCTTTTCAATTTTATTTGCATATACATCCCATAAAGTTTCCGCTACCGTTATTCATTACGTAAGCGGTAAGAACTTCAGAATATACTGTCAACTTTAGTCTTAATATGTCACACATATCAAAACAACTTATTAAAATTTTATCTACTAGAGATATTCCTTCTAGCATCTGTTTTGTTACTGGTACTAGATGATACATTCCATCGTTCAGGATAATAAGTTCCATCTGCAAACTCCTTTATTAATTTATACCATTCTTCTTTATATTGGAGCTTCTTCGTTTGGTTCCAATTTTTTGCTGCTTGATCTATTTTTTCCAGTATTGTCATTCTTACTCCTTCCCCATTTAATAATTCTTTCAAAGTTATGAGTCTTTAATTTAATTCTAGGACCATAGGGTCTCCATGCGTCCGCCATTAAATTAAGTTCAATTACTAGGTTAGTCCACTGTTTAGGAGTAGCATTAGTAACTTTTAAAGTAATATTTCTTTCTTTCATATATCTTATATAGGATATCTAGGGATATTTGTCAACGTCTTTTTTTACCTTTTCCACGATATTTACCCATTCTTTTTTCGTGTTTATTTCTGTTCTTTTTGTGACGTCCGGGTCTTTTTTTTGGCTTATCTCTTTTAGGCTTGGTTACAACGCCAAATTTGGCTCTTTTACTCATTAAATTGTTTAATTGTTATATGATCTGTGCTGTTTACATGAGGCATATAACTAATTTTTCCATTTATTTTTTGCTCAATATCTGCACCACATGTAGTACATCTAAAAATAGTTTTATAAATTGAAACAAATATACTATCTTCTAAACACATCGGGCAGTGTCCATTAACAACTTGTGCTGCTACATCAAACGCTTTCCCAAATGGTCCTTTTCCGTATGTCATTTTTCTTCCTGTTATATGCTTTCTTATTCTTTATCACAATTTGACGGTATCGTCTATCTCTTAGATACTTAGCCATTGGATTCTTTTTTTTATTCAAGGATTAATGAGAGAATTTTTTTCTCTCCCATGTATACTTCTATGTTTGCCTTAGATTTTATGCATTTATAGACTACTCTATCCTTAGTGCTTTTTTCCTTCATAGCATATCGCTTGGCTTTTAAACAATTTTGTAAGCTTTCGTGATAACGATGCTCTATAATTTTATGGTCCTGTAGGAGTAAAAGTGCAAATACAACTTCAATCATTAGTGTCCACTCCCATTTCTAATTAATTTTTCAACATCTTCATTAAGCTTTTTAACTTGTTCTTTTAAAAAATCGATGTTAACGGCATTATGTCTCATCCCCTTAATTTCATCTTCAATGTCAGCTACGACACCTGCGATATGTTCCACCAACATGAAAAGTTCGGCCTCCCCGGAAGACTGACCAAGTTCTCCACGCGGGTATTTGACTCTAAATTCTGAGTTAGCTTCTAAATCTTTTTCCATTAATTCTAATGTAGTGCTATGTTGGTTAAGTTTTTCATTGATACCAAAATAAGCCCAGGTCCCAATCGCGACCATGCAAATCAGGCTGGCAACCGTCTTCATCGGCATCTGCACAGCAGCTTCTTCAGAAATTTTTAAAGGTTTATTACTCATCTTTTGGTTTTGGCTTCGGTAATATATACCCTTTTGGAGGCATTTTCAATTTACTTTTACCTGAGTTTATGAACTTATCTCCCATTAATTTAATTTCTGGATTCTCTTTTTTATACTCATCTTTCATGTCATCCCATAAACTTTGTGAGTCAGCTGGTCTAGTATTATCTCCTGCAGGGGTTACACCTCTACATTTAGATACAAGTAAAGCAAAGTTTTCATTTAATGCTAGACTTGGATTAGCATTAACTCTACCACACATTTTCATTAATTCTAATTGTTGTTTGATTGCTACGTTTTCTTTTGAAGTTTTACAGTCTGTGCCTAAATATTTTCTGTAAGTAAATCTAATATATTGATCTTCATGTGTGCTGCTTTCAGAATAATTATAATCAGTATCACGTCTTTCTGTGCTTATTTCCATTTCACCACATCTAACACCATACTCGTTAAGATATTCGTTACGAGAATGTGCTGGACCTACACATAAAGCTAGCCAAAGCATTGCTATAATTAGTATTCCTGTAAAATAATAATTCATCCTGGCTACCTCCATACATAACTACCTATTTAAATCCTTAATATCATAGTCATGTTCTCTGACTTGATCTGCTAATTGTCTATATAAATTTTCTGCCATTTGCCAAGTAGACTCAGCAGAAGTTAATCTTGTATTTTGATCTGTAATTTTATCTTCAGCAACTTTTAAATCTCTTTGTAAATCTACAATTTCTTGCTGGTTTGAATTGATTGTGTCTGTAAGATTAACAATATAACGAACGCCGGTAAAAGTTCCGACTAACACTGAAGCCACAACTGGTACCATAACTATATTTTTTTTTAACAAATCTGCTAAATTCATTCGTATCTAACCTCATTTTCAAAAGACATGTCCGTAGCATGATCTTTTTGATATTTGTAAGTTCTTTTTTTACCACATCTACAATTATCACAAACACACACACCGTAATCATCTGCATGAAGATCGCCATCACAGTGACATTTACAATGACAATTTTTGCATCTACTCATGCTTCTTTTCCTCAATTTCGTAGAAGAAATTATCAGTGTCTTCTGTTCTCCACTTACGAGTGTCTTCTACATTCCACTCAGAAGTTTGAACTTTCCAGTCAGGAATTTCATCCTTAACTGTAAATGATGGGATATCCCATATTAATCTATTGTTTGGCTGAGCCGCATAATTGCCGTTTTCCAACGCAAGTATGTGTGCGCACTTATGTTCGTGCGGAATTTCTGAATGATCAGTATCTAGTATATTACTATCTGGGTGAGCAAAATCAACAGTAAATAAGTAGGCACCGTGATACCATTTTTTATTTTTACCTATGTACTTACCGGATTGACCGTCTAAAATATCATAGCTAGTAATAGCAGGATAATAACTAAAGCAATTCCAGAGTTGAAGTTCATCAAGTCTTTGATGTGGAACAGTTTCCGGTTGAAAACCACGTTGAATAAAGGCCGAAATAGGCAACCTATAAAAGATTGCACCATTTTCCATAATTGCATGAAAAAGTAACGGACGACCAGTGATGGACGAAAGCCCAAATACAATGCAGTCTTCAACTTCGCCATGATGTTTTTTAAGATCATAGAGATACTCTCTCCTGATCTGTGCATACGTCACAGGAATGTTTGCGTTTAGGTAAGCCATAATACATTAGAATATTATTGCGCCGATAATAAAACCAACAACTGCACCAATTATATATTCTCTGTGCATTAAATAGAAATGTTCTATTTTATGTTTTATATTATTCATTTTTCCTCCTCTTTTTTTATATTACCCCAATTAAGTCCCGATTCATAGTCTACTTTGTTTGGAACTTCAAGTGAAACTGCATTCTCCATTATCTCTTTTATCTTATTTGCATTATCACTTACTGATATATCAAGTTCATCATGAACTTGTATGTGTGGAGTAATTCCTTCTTTGTATAATTCAATCATTGCTTTCTTTGTCATGTCAGCAGCTGATCCTTGTATCAATCTGTTTAAAGCTTTGTATGTGTAAGCTCTTTTAATCCCTGGTCCGTGTTCCTGGAGCGCTGCGTCATGAGGTAATGGTTTATGAATACCAAATTGTGTAGGTTCCCATAGGTGAAAACGACACAGTCGTCCTAGCAATGTACGGATTTGACCTCGCTCTTGTCCTCTATTCATAACATTGTCCATCAATCTTTTTACAAATGGAACTTTGTTATGATACTGTTTGAATAAATCATCAGCTTTATCTTTACTAATACCAAGTTCTGCTTGTAATTTATTTTTACCCATCCCGTAGAACAGACCAAGATTTATAGTCTTAGCCTGATCACGAGGGATCTCTGCCATGTCTGCCACGATTGTATGGAAGTCGGCATCACCCTGTTTATAAGCTTCCAATACTTCGTCCACACCATAGAGATTCTGTAAAGCTGCATAATGCACTACCAACCTAGGCTCCTGCTGAGAATAGTCAAATACACCCCATGTATGGCCTTCCTCGGGTATAAATAACGACCTAATCCGTGGTCCAAGTTCCTTGTTCCGTGCTGGTATTTGCTGTAAATTTGGGTTTGAATACGAAAATCTACCAGTCACAGTTCCACCATTATCGGATCTAAGCTGATTGATTTCTGCATGAATTCTTCCTTTATGATTATGTTTTATTATGGTATCTATAAATGTGGTATGGGCCTTATTTATTTCTCTGGCTCGGGCGATTCTTTTCACCAGTGGGTGGGGGTGATTTTGAAGAAAGTTTTTTGTAAATGATGGAGAATTTGTTTTTTCGGTGCGGTCAAATGGGAGGCGAAGCTTTTCAAAAACTTGAGCAATACTGCGTGCTGCCCATATTTGGACGTCTACTTGCGTTTCTTTTTTTACTATTTTTAATAACTCTTTTTCTTCTTTATGTAGCTCTTCTTTTAATTTGTGAGCTTGCTCTACGTCTACACGAACTCCTAAAAAACGCATATCAACAAGGCAAGGAAATAGTTCAGTCTCTAAATCAAAAATAGAATTTAAATCTTGGTGTAAAATTTCTTTCTTTAATTCTTGCCACAATTCATAAGTTAGTTCAGCATCTTTTTCTGCGTATGCACCTACATACATAGCAGGAAGTTTATACATTTCTGCTTTAGCATCTACTCCCCAATCTTTTGCAGCTTGGTATAAAGCTGATTCATCTTTTCCATAACCTATATATCTCCTACTACAACTGTTGAGGTCATATCTCATTTGATTTTCATCAACAATCGCTGCAGCAATCATAGTATCAACTATTTTACCATTAATTTTAAGACCAAGAGTTCTAATCCAACATACATCGTACATTGCATTATGAAATATTTTGATAGAATCTGTGTTTAGAACTGCTTGAAACCATTTTAAAACTTTGTTTCTATCCATATTACCACCGCCTTCATGAGCGATTGGATAATAAGCTGACCATCCTTTAACAGCGACTGCAATACCAGTAACGTCTCCTCTACCAGCAACAGAACCTGATCCCATCTTAACTAAATCAGGATCTTTAGTTTCTAAGTCAATTGCAATCTCACTATATTTAGATAAGTCTGGAAAATTTTCTGGTGGCAACCATTCAGTTTGAGCTTTAAATAAGGGAAACTGTATCATTTAACAATACCCCACGAATTCTTTTTTTCTTTTTTTATCTCTTTCACTTCTTCAGGATAATCTCTATCAATAGCCATGTCAATATAATGTTTTGCTTTTAGTAAATCTTCTTTTTGATTTTTCTGTTTATGCCTGCACAAATATTTTATAGCGTTGCCTTCTGCAAACGGAATGTTGTTTCTGTTTATAAATTCTGATGGTTGAATAACCATAGATTTGTAGTGACTCCCGCCTACCTGCTTTTTATATATGTGATCACTCATAATTTTCCATTGGGTATGCTTTCTCATAATCTTTAGGTCTTATAATATGTAAATTTTCTTTTGTTCGTGTTGCACCTACATAAAATAATCTTGTCTCATCATCAGGATTTTTTCTGTAAGATCTATTAGTATTGTTAGTAAGATCAGTTAATAAAACTACGTTAGGTCTTTCCCCACCTTTAACACTGTGGATAGTAGATAAATGAATTCTTGGATTAACTTTTAAATTTTCTCCATTTCTACGCATGCTTCTAATATAATTTTTTCTTCTAAAGTTTAGATCATTAAATGCGTCGTACCAAACTACATCAGTTTTTAATCCATAATCTTTTAATTGAGAAAAATTATAATAACTTTCTTTAGCCATTCCTTTAAGTTTTGATTTATCTGCATGTTGAGGAGTCATATAACTATATATTCTTTCTATTTGTTTATAGTTTAATGGAGTCCCTTTTCTTGCTAATTCCCAATCTGCTGCAGCTTCAGCTGCATCTTTTTCTGGCATTATTTTAAATCTGTTTTCAAA